ATTGCTCAACAGGGCCATCGCAATATATTGTCCCTGAAATAGGTTTTTTATCAAGCCATGATGGTTTCGGCACATACCAGATAGGTCTATCAGTGTACTTTCTTATCTCTTCTATAGTTTGTTTTTCCCATTCTTCAGGACTTAGGTTATATACCCAAGCTGCTTTTGCTGATTGCCCACAAAGGAGGATATATTCACCTGAATTATCAAAAGATTTGGTTTTTATTTTAAACTTATTGAACCTAACAGGACTACAATCGGTATTGTCAAATTTAGCATGGTAACCATCAATAGCTATACGGTGGTAGCCCTTTAATCTACCGCCGTCATGCCTACCCCAATAACCTAGATCAAAGAATATAGATTTTTTACCAGCATCAACATATTCATGTATAATATCTCTGGAATTCCCCCATAAACCATACAGAGCTGCAATCCTTGTTTTAACCCCTGTATATCTTTCCTTGGGTATCGCACCACATCTATACCCAGCTAATCTGGAACCATTTATCATGGCTTTTTCTAATACACCGGCCCTTTTCCCACCATCTGTGTAATAATTAATAGTCATAGCAGCTGCTCAAATGGCTTACCGGTAGCTATTTCTTGTTCACTCCATTGTGCATTTGCTAACCAATTAAAAAAGTATAATCTGTCTGCATCTTCCGGTCGATAAGGTGTCTCTATGGATTCGATCGAAGTGCACATAAATTTAGAAATAGCAACAGGAGCATCTACCACTATTGGCACACCCTCAATAAGGGATTTAACAGCCGCTTTACTGTTCCACACAACAACCGCCCAAGCACTTTTTATAAGTGAACTAAGGGATTCACTATTATCAACAACCGTCACATTAAGATAGGATTTAGATGGAACTCTACGTTTCCCGGCTTTAGATTTAAAGATTATAGGGCGATCAGTATATTCACGTAATTTTTTGATTATGGTATCGGGCCAATCAATCGGCATTGAATATCTAGTGTCCCTGTGACCAAATTGAGATACTATTAATATATATTCACCTTTAGTGGTCCAATCTTTTATATCAATATTTAACTTACCCAACCGCGATTCATCTATATTGTGGATTTTATGGTCACCATGGCCATTAAAACCATTTAAACCGGCGCAATAATACCTAACATTATTACTTAAAGGTAGATAGCCATTTTCAAAAACTACCCAATCTTTACCATATTTCTTTTGATTCTCACCGGCGCGATGAGCTATTGAATTGTTCCACGGGGTCCAAGTTACTAACAAATCTGCCGGTAATGTTCCCCCACTTAAATCATACCCCTGTGATCGAATCCCACTATGTATACCCTGCCAAGGGTATTCGGATTTCTTTTTAACCAAGCAATGCGCCGATTTCATAACTCTACCAACTCAAATTTATTATCGAGATGGCGGAAACTTACTACACAATCCAAATTTGTAACGAATGGCTTAATCTGCTTTAACCACCATTCCTTATTTTCAACCGTAACATGGCAATTAGTGCCATTGGGCAGGGATTTCCTAGCCGGGAAAGTGGCGATGGATAGAAAAATAAATTTATCTGCATAACTAAACAATTCAGTTAGGAATGATTTTATTTCTTCTGCGGGGATGTGCTCAAGAACATCTGTGCAGATAACGCCACCGAATGTTCCTTCCGGTTTGATATTCAAAAATGTTACACCGGGGTCGTAACAATGTGGAAGTATACCCCAGGATTCATGGTACCGTTTTGCTAGGTACTGATAGCCTTTACCACAGCCATAATCTAATAAGTTAAATACTGCATGCTTTTCCACTAAACTAGTTATCTCTGATATATGTTCTTTTATAGAGAATCCGGGAAACCGCTTTGGATTACTGTGCATTTCGATATATTGCTGTATTAACATATTAACCTAGCCCCTTACTAAGTGTGCCTTATCTAAAGGCGTTTTATAAAATTCTTTTAATTCTGAGTCTTCACATGCATTAAATACCGTAATCCCTCTGTTATTCAATCCCACAGCTATTGATTTAAAACACGATAACATATTCTTATATTGTTTGGGTCTACTAGCCACTGGGTAACCATTATGCCAATGGGATTCCTCACCACTAAATTTCATATCGAACCCAAGTAAAACTATTATTCTAGCACCCAAATGCACTGCTAGATTCATAGCTGCATAACCAGAATTATTACCGTGCTTTAACCGCATATGACCTAAATCAATTCCTTTGCACCCGGTTAATCTATAATTTTGCACGTCGGGGTGATCAATATGCTTATCACCAGTTATTTTAACGCCATTATGCTTTATTAGACCATCTTTATGCCAATCAAAAAATCTCTTGTCTGTAAAGTACACTACTTCAGCCCACGGTATTACTTCGTATGATCTATTAACAGCGATAATTCTTTTATCCTTCAAAAGGTTCCAATTATAACCTTTTAAAGACGGACCACCCCCGGCTATATAGATTACCCTTTCATCGTTGCGAAGTTCCACGATAACTCCGGTCTGTTGTCTTCTCGGTCATAACCCAATGGTATGGGACCAGATTGTAAAGGAAAAACGTATATATACCCTGATACAGTGGAATCATTCAAACTATCAAACACTTCCTGTATTTTAATCCTAGCAGCCTCATAACCAAATTTACCGCCACGGACCCTAACTTGAAAAGTTGGGTATTCATATTTAGTTCCGGGGGTCTGATCGGGGATATCACCCCCAGTCTCGAACAATGCGATCACATCATCAGGGGTTGGTGGCATGTATGATTTACCTAATACCCAATCGGTAACACCCCCGACCACACCATCAGCTATTAGTTTATCGCCGATATCATCCAATATACTCATCTTTTAAGACTCTTTGTGGCTATTTTAATATCTTTTGCAATTCGTCTGCTCATACCGGGTATGGCTTTTCTAGCTGGTATTTCCAAAAATTTAGCCATACCACCAGCATGGAAGGCATCAATTATCTCATGAACAGCGGCTGCATAACCCACATTCCCGCCGCCGAATTGGATAGAAATAACATTATTGATTGGCCCAGTAACTTTGCCTGAATCTCTCAATGCACCAGTATCAACAGGTACTAATTCTTTACTTTGTTGTAAAATACCATTAGCCTCTTCTTTTAAAGATTTAGCAAGGGCTACCTCAGCAATTCTACCGTATTTTTTTATCTGAGATTGAATCTTACCTATACCCTTGATATTCATAGATATAGTTGTCATATTACCTCCTGACCGAAGAATATTTTAATATGGTGGTCACCACCTTCATCAGTGAATTTTTCAACATTAAATATCGGGGGTGCAGTGCCATTGGGTAAAGTTATACTATCTTCAGGACCCATAGATGGTATACCACCTACCCAACATTGAAGCCTAGATACAAGTTCAGAGCCATCAGAGCCACGGATTATTGTATCTTTATGGACGATTCTAGCGGGGTAACTAGTGGGGTCACCATAAGTGGGAACATTATATTCATCCCGACTGGTTAATGGCCTGTGCACAATAGTAGCTGGCATCATATCTAGGAAATCGCTAACAGCCATTTTTAAATACTCGGTACTGTAGTTAATGAATCTCGGACAAACCACTCAAAAAATTCAGAGCCATATCGATTTGTACCATCCCCAACCCACATTATACCTCGGTACATCCCGACTGTCAATAGATCATTTGCATGCCATACATATTGAGTTAAGCCAGAAAGGGGTGTTGGTATGGATGGTGTTCCCTGACCAAGATTTCCGGGATCAGTTCCACCATCAATTCTAATTATCTCAAATTGGGCAGTGAATCCTGATAAATCCAAAACGGTCCCTGCGTCATCCTTAAAAGTTACCTGTATGGCTTGTGGGATCTCACCCTTAAGGTACGCGCCGATTATTTGTTGTGTTATATAGATAGCGGTCATTATGATAATCCTGTATTTTTTGTACGATCTAATCGATTGGATATGAATCCAGTACCCGGTTCTTTAGATGCAAACCCAGTGCCCGGTTCTTCAGATGATAAACTCTTAGCTGGTGATGCCAATGTTACTGCCGATACCACGGGTGCGACGGTGCTTAATATTAAATCAACTGTTGGTATAGCCAAACTTACTGTAGTAGTTTCATCGATTACCGGAGCAACTGTTGAAAGTAGTAAATCAACTCGTGGAACTTCAATACTAACATTGGCCGGTATTGAAATAGTGGGTGCAGTTGTTGAAATATTAAGGGTCGCAACTGGGACAGTGATATCTAAATTAATACCAATATCAACTGTTGGTGCGGTTGCAGATAAAATTAAATTGGTAACCGGTACTTCAATATCTATATGGTTGGTAACGGCTACCGTCGGCACTGTCGTTGATAATACTAAATCAATAACCGGTACTTCAATATCTATATGGTTGGTAACGGCTATCGTCGGTACTGTCGTTGATAATACTAAATTAACTGTTGGGATTTCGGTGTTTATACCGATATTGACTATCGGCGCTACTGTCGATAAAACTAAATTAGTGACGGGTACTTCGATATCTACGTGATTCGTAATGGTTACTATCAGCGCTACTGTTGATAGTACTAAATCAACTGTCGGTACTTCGATACCCACGGTACCTGATACCGCCGCCGTTGGTGCCGTTGTGGATAAAATTAAACTGGTAACGGGAACTTCAACATCTACGTGATCGGTAACAGGCACCGTCGGTACCGTTGTGGATAATACTAAACCGGTAACTGGTACTTCAACATCTACGTGATCGGTAACAGTTACTGTTGGTGTTGATGTAGATAAAACTAAATCAACCGTTGGGGCCTCGATAGCTATATGATCGGAAATAGTTGCCGTCGGTGCCGCTGTCCCAACTGAAGGAGCAACAGTTGATAAGGTGAGATTTACAACAGGGACCTCAAAACTTGGGCTTGCTGATATTATTACAGCGGGGGTAGTTGTTGATAAAACTAAGTCAGTTGTTGGGACTTCAATACTTATACCGGCTGCTGCTATCGTTACTAAGCTGTGGTATACATCATCATCGTCATCACCCGCTACCGCATCTTGAGCAGCAACAAATAAGATACCCGTAGAGTCCGTACCCTGAAAATCCTGCTGCGGGGATCTAATATTATTAAAGTCTTTCCCGGATATATCGAATAAGTTAGTCTCTGATAACCATGTATCTAAATCAGATATGTCAGCACTAACGTACCAACCATCTAAGTCGCCTGTATTTTCTTTTGAGTAAGCTATATAAATTTTACTGTTAGTTTTATCATAAGCAATACATGGTCGTGTTCTACTATCTGCTGCTGCTGCAGGCATTGTTACGATAGTATGACTTGTATATATACCACCAGCGGTTCGTTTCAGCAACCCAATCAGAGTTTCACCAGTAGTTATAGCATCTGTCTTCATAACAATATAAATATTGTTACTATCATCTGCTACTGAATCACAATGGTTATCTGCGTCGACAGAGTACTCTGTTTGTGCAGCTATTGTATCTTCTGTCCAGTTGCCAGCTGTAAATGGGGAAGCTGCACCCTGATCAATATAGTAAGCATTCCACTCAGAGTTTGAGATGTTACCATCTTCTGTTGAGAAGACATAGACGTAAGTTGTTCCGCCATCAACAAAACTGTTTAACGTTGATATACCACTATCAAGAGTACTATCCAGATTAACCGCTGTCCCATTCCAACCCCCACCAGTTCTACGGTTCAACACCAAACCTGAATCAGTTAGTAATGTTACCCATACATCCCCGTTCGGGTATTTGTAAATTGATCCAGTATTAACAGATTCGCCAGTACTTCTACTGATACCTGTTACCGTTTCACCAAGGCCAGCGCCACCAACAGAAGTAAATGAATAAGTATCAGTTGTTGAGTTGTAATCTATTTCCCAGTATTCGGACGTAGTATCATGGAAGCTAACAGCATAGAGTGTCTTACCTGCATCATCCCAGAAGATCACCATTCTTCCCGAACTACGGTCATCAAGCTCAATACCAGTCCAGCTTACAGTGCCGCCAATATCCTTAGCTATCCAGTTATCACCAGCTACAGATAAGCCCCCAGCTTCATTATATGGTATCACCCCATCCCATCTTGATTGGTAGGAGTTCCACCATTGAACTGTATGGGTCTTACCTGTCCACTTATTCTCACCCGTGATATTCCACTTGGTGAGTGAATTGGTAATTAATGTACCAGTTAAAGGTGTCCCACCAATTTCCACTGAGGGGGTGGCAGTCGATAAGCCAAGATCAGCTGTTGGAACCTCTATGGTTACACCAGCTGCTGCTATAGGTATGGGAACGCTTCTAGGGACCAATAGCTGAAGCATATCAGCTGATATGGAAGTTATCTCTTCATTAGATAATGCCTTATCCCAAATTAGTACATCATTGATATCACCTATCCAAGCGCTATTAGCATCAGAGACACTAGTATGCCCAAGGATAATCTCTGTACCAGTAGTGATATTACCTGAAGCAGCCAAATCAACTCTATTCGCCCCATTAAAGAAGATAGAGATGTTCGTACCATCATACCTCGCCGCTATTACTATAGTTTCATTTTCAAAAGAATCATTGAAAGTCAGGTCAACTGTATCAGCAGTCCCTGTATGTACTATGAATCTGTAGTCATCTGGTGTTGCATGGTAGAGTAATCTAAAGCCTTGGGAGGGGGCTCCCCCTGCCCCAGTTGTATCTATTATGCGGTGGAATCCAGATGTAGCGGTGGAAAATCCAGGTTTAACTTTCGCAATGATAGTTAACTGGTCAGTTAGCGAAGGGTTTATGCCGGTCTTTACCCTATCCCCAGTGCCTCCACCGATGATATTAATGCCATCTTTTACAACTGAGGCATCCCCTTCTAGAGTAACCCCATCTCCAGTTACTAAATTTAGTCTGTTGTTATAGTTAAAATAATAGGCACATATAAGCCCATCAGTTAAGTAGTTATTCTTATCTAATGATACTGGACGGGAAGGCTTTCTACTCCAAGGCTGCTTTACAGTTATAAGACTGGTAGCCACAGCATCGATACTGGTAACTACTGTTGGTGTTGATGTGGGTAAAACTAAATCAACCGTTGGGACCTCGATACTAACACTGATATCAGTTACCACTGTGGGGGCAGTAGTTGGCAAAGACAAGTCAATTGTAGGGACTTCGATACCAACACTGATATCCGCAGTGATTATATATCTGGTGCGAGAAAATAGTTGGTAGGGGTTTTGGTGTAAGGACTCTATTTCACTGGGAGAAAGAACTCGATTGAAAACGAATGTGTAGTAGATATCACCATTAAATCCGCGAGTTACAGCGTTATGTCCACCTATCTCAATACCGCTACCTTGTGCGGAAACACCGTGATAAGCCTCCGACATAATAAGGATG